GGCGTACGTGGTCGGGTACTAGAACCCCTGGCTTCATAAACTTGAAAAACAAAGGTTTACTTCCGATGAATAGTACATCGTCGGTATCCCTTTGGGATTCGAACTATGGAGCCTTGGATTCGAGAATCAGGACTACGCCTCCGGCTGGGGAACATTCCATTGCTAGAGGTGTTTGCTCTGATTTCTGGGGCTGGTTTGCCAGTCCACTAGCGAATCATTCTGCTAGTGCTCGAGCGAAAGCTGATGCGTCGTTAAGAAACGATGTTTCTATTTCTGCTGGAGCTGCCATTGATTTAGGAGAAATAAATCAGACTGTACGCATGATCGCCACGAATGTGACGAGAATCGCACATGCTGGTCTTGCTCTCCGACGTGGTAACTTCTCAGGAGCTTTTTCTGCGCTCGGGATTCAACCCAAACGGAGATTTCCTGGTGGTCCGATAGGTCCTCTCAAGGAACGCGACCCCTTTAAACTTCTAGCTAATTACTGGCTAGAGTATGTTTATGGTTGGAAGCCCCTTGTTCAGGACGTTTTCGAGTCCATCAAGTCTCTAGAAAAGTTCTTGGAAAAGAACCAATGGGTAATGGCTGCCCGGGGAACCGGGAGAGATCCTATTGCCTTCGCTCATCTTTACCCACGTACTGTGGGTTCTGATGGTCCGACTAATATCGGTGGTGAAGTACACACCGGTAAGTCTACTTGTAAATATAAGATTTATTACAAGCGCGATGACCATATTAAGATCTTTCTCGCAGAACTCGGACTAACTAATCCCGCAGATCTCGTGTGGGAACTCCTCCCGTTTTCATTTGTCGTCGACTGGTTCCTTCCCATAGGTCCGTGGCTGGAGGCATTGCATGCCTTCGATGGCCTGGTCTTTGTTAAGGGTGTCCGTGTCGACCACACTGTGGAAACGGCCAACCTAGAAATCGGCGCCTCTTATAACTATCACGAGCCGTTTTCGCCTTTTTGGGATGTCTTACAGTATGGTTCGAGAGTAGGAACGTGTGTTAGATTTGATAGAACGGCCCTTCAGGCCTTTCCGTCTGCTAACCCACCAATTCCGAAATCGCCCATTTCCGTAATTCATGCCTCTAATGCGTTAGCTTTGCTCGTTTCAGTTTTTAAGTGACGTTGGTTCGAGATCTAGGTCAATGCTTCAATAAGGAGTGCACTACAATGTCTGCAATAGCAGCCATAAAAGCCACAACGTTGACGGGAACCATGGTCCGTACCACGGATGCTGCAATCGGTTTCAACAAAACGTTTACTCCAATGGGGTTTCAAATCCCTGGAGTCGCGCGCTGGGTTGACCAATCGGGTGGAATATCCGTTGGCTACCCGGCCTTAACGCTAAGTGTGAGACCTCCGACGAAGACGTCGCGTCTCTACCGCGTTCAGGCCAAGCTCGTGGTCCCTACCCTGGAAGCTCTTGCGCCGGCTGGAAATGGGTTCACACCCGCTCCGACCAAAGCGTACGAGATCACAGGAAATCTGGAAGTGATGATCCCGGAAAGAAGTACCGCGGCGGAGAGGTTGGCATTTTACAACCTTTTCGTCTCGTTCTTCTTTCCTACGATCAACGCCTCGGACGATGCCCCGACTGACGTGTCGGGTTCACCGCTTCCGCTGGCGATTCAGAGCTTCGATACACCGTATTAAAACCGGTGTTTCGTCAGTCTGAGCCACAAGCTTGGGCTAACTCCGGGGGTTAACTACCCCCGCTTCCTCATTTTAGGAGCCACCATACCATGTCTTATCATAAGCGTGATATGCGCAGAGTAGTTTCTTCTGCGAAGCAGTATCGCGTGCCTCTTGAGGTTACCCTTGAGGCTATTTCAAACGTCTTATCTTCCCTAGATTGCCCCCGGGCCCTTAGTGTATATCTTCTTTACACTTCGGGTGAGCATGAGCAACTTGCTCAACTTGAGGCTAACCCTGAAGATTATGCTTCACTTCAGGATTTTCGGGATGCTTACGCGGCGACCAAGCTGCTATCTAAGGCGGTGTTTCTACACCTTCCCTATGATAAAAAGCTTAAAGCGCTCGAGAAATTCGTAGATTACGAGGATCTCTGTAAGCAAACAAACCGTCGATTCGGTAACTTAACTTTTGATCCACTCTTTTGTGGGCCAAACGTTTGGCTGCTTAACGCAGTCATTCGGAAAATAGAAAAAGTTCTCGGTCGATGGGACACAGATCTGATGCTTGATTTAGCTAATTGGGGCCCTGGCGTTACGACTCTTACCAAGGGTCCAAATGTCTCGGCCGTCAATAAGTTCCAGACCGAAACTGGGACAACGCGAGATCTGTACGCCTTACTTCCTTTGGACGGTTTTCCGTTCATTTATCCTCTATGGCAGAATCACCTAAAGAAAATAGGTTATCCTGCTTTTCAGGTAGGAAATAGGGTTGTCACTGTGCCTAAAGATGCAAAAGCGGATCGAGTTATTGCCATTGAACCCGGATTAAATCTCTGGTTTCAAAAAGGCATTGGCTCAATTATTCGCCGTAAACTCTTTAGGGCTGGGATTGATCTTAACACTCAAGAAAGGAATCAGCAGCTCGCTCGGCGTGGGTCAGAAACCCATACCCTTGCGACTGTCGATTTCTCTTCCGCCAGTGACTCCATCGCAAGAAACTTAGTCAGGGAAATATTACCTCCTGATTGGTTTCGAGTTATGGATGCGGTCAGGTCCCATTACGGTATTCAAAACAATATACCG